GGATGTTCTCGTTTGTGCAGGTTATTCCAAGCAGCGACTAGCAAATTACGTTTTCGTTTTTCGTCACGTATTGCTAAATCAATTTCACGCTGCTTTTTCATATTGCCAGCATTTGCTCTAAAAGGTGGTGGTATTGTTGTCTTTTCTTTTGTCCACTGCCAATCTTCTCCTTGTAAGAAAATTCTCAAGCTCACTAGAGCATGATCCGATTCATGATAAACTTTTAATATATCAGGATGTTTAGTCCAAATAAGTAAGCATTCATAACAAGGAAGAGTGGCAGATGGTGGTCGGACAATATTTGGCAGAAAACGATGTTGATTTTGCGTGAAGAATGAATTAACGCGTTCACGCACATCGTTTTCGGTCATATTGAAAAAGCCAACATTTCGATTGGGCACAAATTCCGCTCCAGATAAATCTACGAGTGGAGGTTGCGCCAAGGGTGAAGGTGGTAAAGAAAGCAGACGCGGTGTGGTTGCATCTTCATTCGTCCGCATTGGAGGATTCTCCACAATAGGAGTATCTTCCAAGGCGGGTGTGACCAATCTATCTATGCATGACATCCAGTTTGCCGACGCTTTAAGTCGGTATTCAAGACACATGTACGAATGAATATGGTCAGGATCGTTTTTGCAATGAGCCGCTTGGTTGATATATCTATCAAAACGCCTCATCGCATAAGTAAAATAGAAGCGCGAATTAAGCACTTCAATCAAAGCATTCAAACCCAATGGAAAAACATACTGTTGTGCAATAATCTGCTCAGCAGAACATTCTTGCATCGGATTTAACACTTTAGCAAAAGCCTTCAACGCATAGATGTTAGCAGGCGAAATATTGGACGTACAGATCGCCAATGATTTCACCTGCTCATACAATGCAGTTTCAAACTCCTGCTTAATGTGGAAGTCTCTTTGCTCCCCACTCGCAATTAAGCCTGGGTGGGTGTCCACATCCCCGTTATTTGTTCCTGCCCGGGAGGCAGCGTTTGGTGTAGTTGTGGTTGAAGAAAGAGAGAAGCTTATTTGATCCATGTTAAAATTCACTACCGGTCAGACATCGTTATGCAGTGGTACATTACTAGGAAGCTGCGATAGCACCTAGACGAAGCCGGTTGAGATTCGTCCAACATTTATCAAAGTAAG